CTTCCAAACCATCACCTTCTACTATACCAGCACCTTCTTTTGAATCAGCGCCTATAAGGGCTACTTCAATTTTAGTTGCATTATCTGAATCAATTTTATACTTTGCTAAATCCTCAGCCTTTTGATCTGCTGCTTGTTGTGCTTGAAGTTCTTGGTTCTGAGCCTGCTGTGCAGTTTCCTGCATTTGACGCTCATATCTTTCAATCTTACGCTGTAGAGAAGCAGGATCTTTAGTTCTAAAGATATCCATAATGATAGCCATTGATCCACCATTCTGTAAGAAGGGCTGCGTAAGTGCCTTAAGCTGCTGCATCATTTCCATATCACTACTATTAGTAGTAACATATACTCCATACTCAGCCTCAGTAAAAACCTCGTCATCAAAGTCTAAAACTCCTAAACTAGAATCATCTAGTACATAATTACGTTTAAAGGACTGTCCTCTCCACGCAACCTTAGCAGTTTCTATAAAAGCTTCTATTGCCCGTACTTTAGTACTATCATGTATACCAAACCACTTTTCAGTAATATGACTAGATTGTGTTACAGCTCTTTCTACCCCACCAACTGTTTCTCTATTCTCAACCGAACCCTTCCTCTGGGGAGTAATACCAGTAATCGTATCAACTCTGCTTTCTAGAAATGCCAGAATCTCTAATTGACTTCCTATAAACTGTCCTTGTGATAAATCTATAGACTTAGAATTTTGATTCATAGTGCCTGCTAATTTACCCATAGCAGCGCCTTTCTTACCTTCATTAAATGGATCTTCAACTGCCCAGCCCATCATGTATGCATAATAGAGCCACTTGTCCATTCCCCATTCATCTGGAACCATTGATAAGTCAAGCCTACCTAATACCCCAAAGTCTTTAGCAATAGCTAATTCCATTTTTTGAAGTACTGCATTATATAAATATTGGTAAGGTTTTGCTAAATCTACAATAGACCTAGATTCCATATTACCAACATTAGCAGAAGTACCTACAATTCCAGGGGCACATTTAGATAAATTATCCATACTCCTAAACTGTACGGGCCTAGGGCCTAATTTTACATAAACATCGTCTCCTATTCTAGTTCCTTCAAGCCATTCTGATATCCAAAGCCACTTAACAGTTTCCCCTAATTCTTCTTGTGCTTCGTATCCGTCTGGTACAAAAGTTTGTTGCTTCTCTCCTAATTCATCTATATACTCTACTACGCCTACTTTACGCATTCCCTTCCACACAACTCTAGTAACTCTAATGTTACCTTCTTCATCATATACGCCTCCATAAGCATCAGTACCCTTTTTATTAACCCCTGCAATAATATCACCAATGCCAATTGCTTCTACATATTCATCAAAATTAGTTTTACTATTTAGAAGTTGTGCGCCCATCATTCCGCCTCCCGCATTACGATGAGTATTAGAACCGTCTTCTATGTCCTTAATTTCTTTAGAAGTAAGTTCATCATAGTAATCATCAATTACTTTACCAATTGGTAAATAACGATCTTCTATAATAAAGTCAGCATCTTCTATATAAGGAGAGTGGCCACTTCTAATAGTAGTAATATCAACTGGGTCTCCTCTACGTAAAACTGGTTCTCCAGAAATGATATCATTTATATATATTACGTCCCCAGCAATAGTAAGATCCTCAAAGCCACGGCTAAATACATCTTTCAATTTAAGTATATTAAACCCATAATCAACTACTTGTTGAGCCATTCTCTCTCGCCTATCACGATAGTGGAAGTTTTTCCAATCCTCCATTTCACGTAACTTGTCCGTCATTTCTTCCTCAGACATAGTAGGATTAACTACTTGGGAAGTAATGAACTCATCCAGTCTAGAATCTAATGTTTGTAGCTTCTCATTAATAGCATCACTATTAACCATAGTAACAATTGGATTAAAGAACCTTTTACGCTCTTCTCCCCAAAGTAACATTAAATTAGAATTAAGTAATGGACAGTTTCGATAATTATCTGGGAGCTTCCCATACTCTATACCAAAAGGATTTACTACCCTTTGAACCTCTTCGTCATGTATTTTATCTGATATAAGATCATAGTTTAGTAACATGTTTTTCTTAGATGATCTAATACCATTACCTATTTCACTGTGGAACACACTAGCTCCAGCATCAACACATTCCTTATAAAAAGGCTTAGTTTTCTTAGAATCAGGTCTTTTTTGATATGGAAAAGCCTGGAAGGAGTTATCATTTTTTAAATATTGAGCCATAGCCGTAAGTTTAACTTTTTAATATATTAAATATTTTTTACTAATCAAAAGGAGTTATCATTTTAATTTTTTGAGTATAGCTGTTTCTGGTGTTAGTAGTATACTTATCCATCCTACCAAAAAAATCATCTTTACTTTTAGTTCGTACTATCTTTACTGATTCACCTGCTTCAAACTTAGACAGTTCCTCTCTTAATATCATTACCATGCCCATAGCACTTATACGATCAAAGTTAGCATCTGGATTCCAAGCTAAGGCTTCTTTCATATAAGCAATAGATCGAATCTTTTGTATATTATTTAATGGGACTCTTTCAATCTCTTCTCCCGTCTCTTCGTCCAAGTATGTATTATTTTCTCCAACAGCGATTGTTCGCATCCAATCAGCTTGAAGTCTCCGTCCCCAAGCATTAATATTTTTCCCAGAGTTTGTCCCCTTTGCTTTATTTCCATACATTCTGGGATCTTTAATGTACTCCATGTCCCTGAGTATCTGCGGGGTGTCCGCCAACATTTGGAGAGCGTGTCTTCCCGAAAAGTACGTGAACATCCCCTTTTTATCATTCTCATAATTAACTAAAGCATTATAGTATTTACAAAGCCTATATACAATATCATAAAACTCATTAGCAGTTGCAGGTCTTCCTGTAAATTCAGCAACTATTTGGTCATTAAACCTATCAAATACAAAAGCACTGCCAAGAGAGTCTGTAGTAGAGTAGTCATCGTCAATTGGGTCAACGCCCATAATATACCTCATCCAAGGAATTCTTCCTTCATGATTTTTTATAGGCTGTTGAAAAATCTCTATAGCCCCACCCTTTCTTAACCTATCCTGGTCTTTAAGAGGGTAGTCACGTATAGGAATTGAGTCATGATTAATTCTCCATTTAATACTTCCATCCCCAACTATATATAAATCACCTACATAATGAGCTGCTACAAAATTAGACTCATCTGCACCTATCTCTGAAATTTTTTCTTTTAAATCCGTTACTGGAAATATAGAACCTTCTCTGCGCATAATAGCCTCTTGAGGCCATATGGGGCGTTCAGCCTTTTCCTGAACAATAGCATTTGGATCTGAAGAACCATACTTAACTTCAGCCCTCTTTTTAAACACCTCTACCAAGCATCCAATAATATCAGAATTTCCATCTTTATCATAATAACCTTTACGGTTTAAATACTCAGGATGAAAAAAGGAACAACTAGTAGTACCATCCATACCTCTATCATAGACGTTTTTAAGGCCCATAATATTATAACCATCTGGATTATAATACATTTCTTCAGCAGCCCTAAAGTCAGCTCCTTCAGTACCTCCTGTACCAAACTCAATCATCTGACCAAAGGCAAAACCCCCATCTTCAACAGAAGGCCGGGCAACTTGCCACGCTGTTAGAAGGCCAGGAAACTTTCCCATCTCCTCCCATATAACCAGTGGACCCCTCTTACCACGTGCCTTCTGAGGGTCATTCTTTAGAGATACTCCAGTAACTTCATTTTCAGTACCTTTAGTTCTCTGGGTTTTCTTATCTTTATAGCCCATAGTCCAAGTCATACTATCAAGGGAATCCTTGAGCCTACTACGTGGAAATGGAGTATGTTCAGCGCACCAATTAATATTATCTACAAACTTATTAAGAATACCATCCTTAATTAAAAACTCTTTTTCATTAGCAACAGCAAACGCATTTTGCTTCTCACTGGATCTTTTGTTCCTATCACCAAGTACAAAGATCTTGGCCAACTTAGACCTACCTTTAAAACTATAGCCTCTACCCCTAGTCTTCAAACAGTTGCAATGTTTGCCTTTCATACGAGCCTGTTCCAAGTAATGAAAGTATAAATAGTCACCGTCCCAAAAGTGAGGGAATCCTTCTACTCTTATACTAATACCCCCCTCCTCTGTATCATCAGTTAGTAGTATTGGGGAGTAGTTCAAATAGAAGTAATGATAATTAGTTATCCACTCTCCATCTGATTCACGTATATATCCTTCTCTACACCTTCTAGTCTCCTCTAGCCAGAATTTATAATACTCTGACATTGGATGACTATTAGGAGGAAGATTGGTATATGTACCGTGTTTTTCAAAATGTAATGCTGCTGGTCTAAAATAGTCAGTATCTTCTAATATATGTGGATCAGTAATATTTATAATTAACTTGCCACGATCATCTCTTTCTAAATCAGTAGAGTGGTTTCTATTACTATCCACCATTCTTTGTATTAGTAAAGTACTATCAATAGCATCATAAAAATCTGCACGATCTTCCTTCCTTAACCCCTTAAGAAGCTCTTCTGTTATCTTAGTTTGATGCTTATTGTAAACCATTCTATATCAATTACATACCATCTTCAAAAGTAGCCTTGCGTCTCCCACCTCTCATAAGATGTTGCTCTTCAGCCTCTCTTTCAATCTCTCTATAAATATCTTTTAAATCCTTTAAAAGTTTTGGTATCTTACCAGCAAGATCGACAGCATGTCCATAATTATGTACTAACTTACCAGACTTATCTCTTTCAGTAAAATCTATGTTTACCATAGCCTTCCTAAGATTATTAATCATTATAGTAGTATCTCTTAAAACCCTGGAAGAAGTTCCTTCTGATAAATTCTTATAATTAACTATAGCCGCCTTAACCTCTTTATCTGGTTTGTATGTAGAAGATAGCTCGGTCAGAAACTTTAGCACTTCCTTTCGCCTCTCATCCTCGTCCATAATATCATAAAAATCTGACCGAACATCTTCCATATACCAGATATATGCAAGCTCATCTTTACAATAAGCTTTGCCCTTACTCTTATCACGGTTCCACAGCACCTTAAAAGGCTCTAGTAATAGTGCCTGAGGTGCAAATGTAACAATATTATTATTTAATTCAAATATTTTCACTACGAAATTTTAAAAGTCTTTCTCTTACATAATCAGGTACAAAAAATTTACCAAAAAAAGGTATCCTAATAGTAGGAAATTTATTATTTTCATCATCTACCTCAGTCCTTAATATATGAGCAGCGAAGGCAAAATGACTATTAATAACATCCTTAATTTTGTATTCCGGTAGATTGTTTTCCTCCGCTATCTTCCGCATTAGTTTTTTCGACAACGTACTGTGCATCTTCTTTTAATTTTTCCCAAATGTTAAATAATACAACTCTTTCATTTTCTGAGAATCTATTAATAAATCCTATCTTCTTAGAATCTTCATGAATTTTCCTCATAGCATTCATGAAAGGAGTAATCTCATCATAGCCATTATCATCGTCAGCCATCACTTCAATCGATAACACTCTTCTAAAGTCTTTGCGTATTTCCATTTTATGCTGGCATTCCACTCATTAATACCTTTCTTACTGATAGAGGAAGCTTTGAAGCCCTTCTCTTATTTATAGCACCACACTCACATCTTAAAGTTTCATACTTACTTAAGTTAGTGGTATAATCGTGACCAGCAATATATACAAGATTTGTTGATCCACAAACTCTACAAACTGGAACTTCAGACTCCATGAAGATACCTACATTAGGATGATTCTTTATCCAAGGACGAATAGTAAGATATAATTCCTCTAGGGCTTTTACATCCTGATCATTATATTTTAGCATGTTAGCCAAAGCTTCCCTATCTCCATTAAGACACTTTCTCCACATTTCAAAGCCTTCATGTGCTAGTTTATTTGTTATACCTAATTGTTTTGTAATGAAGTCTAGTTTATAGCTTGGAAAACTAAATAATCCACGACACGACCTTAAAGTATCAATAACTCTATAATGAGATGGAGGTTGAATACCTCCTAAGAGCCATCTCATATTTAGCATCTTATGATCAAAATTAATACCATTATGAGATATTACAATATCTGCTTCATTAATTAAATCCCACATAGATTGAAGTACCCTAAGATCATCTTCTTTCCTTGCTTCTTCTGGAGTTACTATATCATTTAAAATTTCCTCATCAAATAGCCATTTTGCTGACCAAGAAATTATCCACCAATTAGGCCGCTCTAACATACTAGGCCCTACATAGTCTGTTTTTAATCGCCAAATAAAAGCCATCAAAGGCGCAGTTTCTATATCAAAAACTAAAATCTTTGGCAGTTTTAAATCCTCTGCTTTTGGATTAAATAGATTAGTAAGTTTTTGTTTACCCCAATAATATCCTTTACTTATTCTTTTCCTCTTAGATGCCTTCCTTATAGAGGATTCATCAACTTCAAAAAATCTAGCAGCTTCTGTATTATTACTCCAAGATTGTATATAATTACCCGCTAAATCATACTGGTAAACTTTCTTCATATTAAGTCTATTTGAGTGGTTATTGTATAGGGTGATGTTGATGTGATTTGCATGTTGAAAGTAAAAGACTCCCCCTCCTCGCCGTGTAGAACCTGTTCAGCCACTATAAGGCTTTCATGAAGCTCTTTATATGCAAGGAGGGCTTCATCTAGGTCTGTGTATATATACTTCCTAATAACAAAGCCCTCTTCCTTCAGGCGATCAAAATTCACATCAACCATCAATGAACTTGATTTTAATTTCGTTTGTATACTCAATCTTCCTGTCCAATGTTCTTCTACCAATAAATCCTTTTTTCTTTAATGAGGACATAATATTATATACAGAACTAGTGCTTATCTCTAATTTCTGTCCTATCTCTCGTCTAGTATCATAATCAAAAATGAGCTTATTTCTTTTAATTTCATCAAGATTTTTAAGCTCATAGTCTACATATAGTAATTCAGAATATACTTGCTTTTCCCTATTATTAAGCTTACTAAAAGGCTTAAACGGAGCAAATAAATTCAACATTAACAAGAATCTTTCAGATCCTTTAATAGGTATCTTTAATTCCATGTCTACTTCTTTTTAACTCTGTTCTACTTAAAGCCCAAAATAATCTAAGCTGAGTATCACTAAGGTCAGGCAGCAAACTACCATCACTTACTACAGTAGGATGTACTAGATCAAACAGTAGTTGTCCTGCTTCATCAGAGATACATCTAAAGCAATCTCCAACACTAGTATAAATCAGATCCCCTATTTCAGGATCTATAGCAATTTTGAGAGGATTACTCTCAAATATATAAGCTCTACTCTTGTCCATTATTTCCATTGTCTACCTCTTTATTAAAATCATAATAACTCTTATCCTCATTATAACAACTGCAGTTTTTAAACTTCTTCCCAGAATTACAAGGGCAGAGTTCATTTCTATGAACCTTTCTATAAATCCTTCGTACTTGGGGTTCTGGCCCAGTATTAAATCCTACCTTCCTACGTTGCTGCCTATTCATTACGAGACAAGCTCAGATTCATCATTAGAATCAAAATTAGCAGGTTTAACTGCAATTGCAATATTATACCTAGAGATAAGTAAATAAGTCTTATCATTGTACTTATAGGCAGGCGCTTTATCAACCCTAGTCTTCACTGCAATATCACCAATCTCTAAATCCTTTACCAGTGCCCCCATTGATCTTACAATAGCATAAGCACTTCCTTGAGTGTCGGAAAGTTTACCATCATTAGGTAATACAATTCCACTATCCCTTTTTCCTTCAACCATTTCCAAGAGGACCTCGCTATCCCCTAAAATCACTTCTTCAATACTCTTTATCCTATTCATCGTTTGCTTAAATTAAATGTAAACCATAAGTCTTCTAAGTCTGCTACCGTTTCTTTACTACCACATATTGTACAAAAGTAGTAGATTCCGTCTTTAGATAACAAGTGGTCGGTTACATCGCCACAATGTTGACAATACCCTTCGTATCTCATCCTCCTCCTACATGATCAGTTTTTATCTTACAAGGATTCCTAGGCACACAATCTACCCATTCAGATCCATCATACATACCAGGAAAATATACCCAATTAGAACTCCAGCCTGTAAATGGTTTGCCCTCTACACAGCCATAGTCTGAACTAAACTCTTCATACATTTCCTCATCACTTAGAGTAGTAAGAATGTCATCCCAGGAATCACCTGTTTTTTTAAAAGCAATTAAAAATTCTTCGCCCCACGTTGTTTTCATAATACAAAGGTACGACATAAATCACAGATTTCCAAATTTATTTGAACTTATTTTGGATTTTCTTTATTTAGTTGCGAGTAACAGATTCGAACTGTTGATTCTCGGCTTATGAGACCAAGCGGATGACCACTTCCATAACTCGCAATATCATAAACCCAAAAACTCCCAAAGGCCAGGAATCTGACCTAAGGGAGTAGGGATAACACTCACTAAAACACACTAGTCATTAACTA